TTTTATTTTTTTTTTTTTTTTTTTTTTTTTTTTTTTTTTTTTTTTTTTTTTTTTTTTTTTTTTATTTTTTTTTTTTTTTTTTTTTTTTTAATGAATTTTGTGTTTTTTTTTTTTTATTATTACTTATTTGCGCTTCGTTCCTACGCTTTTTTTTGTAATATTTTTTTATTTTTTACGCTTGGTGTCATTAAGCACTAATATATCAAGTAGTATTAGTGCGAAGCTGACGCGCTTCGCTTGTCTTCCTCAAAATCAAATATCAACACTTCGTTCCTCCGTGTTAATATTTTCTTTTGCGGTTTGTGTTTTGTTGTTTCTGAGTCTGTTAACTGTTTCATGATATTCGTTCTTTAAATTTCTAACGATATCATGTTGTTCTGATAAATCAAATGACGCAAACGGTTTTCCGTTTAGTATGTCATTTTCTTCGTATTGTGGTATTCTTCCTCCTCCTAATGATTGACCATTAGCATACCGTCTAATTAATTCGGGGATGCTCATTGTTTGATCTGGGATTGTCATTGATGGTTTTGTATTTATTTCGCCACGTTCTTCGTGGTCTTTTCTATTGTATTGTGTTTTTATTAACATTGATTTCTGTTTAATTGTTTAATTTTTAATTTTTTAAATTCTAATTGAGTTTTTTCTTCTCTGAGTCTTATTAATTCTAATAATTCAGGGTTTTGCTCCAAAGCAGTTTTTTCTTCTTGTATTTTTTGTGTATGATATGCTTTGAGTTTTCCCCTTTGTTCTGTGTTATAAATTTTGTCTTTATAATATCTTGGCATTGATATCTTTTTATTGTCTTTTATATTGCAATACATTCTTTGCTCTATGTCTGCGTGGTGCCAATTACGCAATTTTTCAATATAGGCTTGTCCGAGTCCTTTTGACATAATTTGAAATTCTTTGTTTCGAGTATCTTTTGCATGTTTGGGTATTTTTCCAAGTTTTGCCATATACTTAAGGGTATAACCAACTGATGCTTCGGATACTTTACCGAAGTGAATTTCGCCAATTGGCTTTTCGTTTTTTGTCCAAGCATGTTGAATAGTTTTTTCTTTTGCATTGAATAATATTATATGATAATGTGGTCTTTCAGTTTTACTGCCGTATTCGCCCACCGCGAAGTACTTTAATTTTTGTGAATTCGCTTTCCTTAGTCTTTTGAAGTATAGTTGCAAATCGCGTTTTTGTAAAGTCATCCATCCTTCTTTGTTTATTGGTACGTGGTCTGTATTATATGTTAATGTTAAGAATAAGGAGGAGGATGATATTTTTTCCTCCTCCATTAATCTAAATGACCAGTGTGAAATTCTTCTTGCGTAACAATTTGGACATTTTCCGCATGGTACTGTATGTCGATTTGTTTCTACTTGAACTTCAAAAGGTGTCATACATTGTGCCATTAAAATGTTGGCGTTCCGTATTTTGGTAGAGGTCTTGTAGACATGATTTTATTATATACTTGGCAATAGAGGGAATTCACATCTTGATCTACTACTGCAAATATTCTTTTATCAGGTGTACATTCTATGAACTCTTGATTTAAGTTTGGTGGTGTATTAAATATTCTTGCCTGATGCCAAAAATCTAAATCTGTACGATAGTTTGAACATACTCTGTTTGGCATATATCTATATTCTGCGTAACGTGGAATATATCCAAATGTTTCATTTGCATTTGCTTGATACGCAAATATTTCGCTGTTTTGAACTTCTTGTTCTCCAATATTTGCAAATGATGAAAAGAAGTATTGTGTAGGTTCTACAACTTTGTTCCACATTCTATCTAGTCCTTGAAAATATGCAGGTTTTGGTAATACTGACATAATTCCTATAATGAATCCGTGTTCTTCGCAATAATATGAATCTCCATATCCTGAGGTTACTGATACTGCGTGTCCTGCCATATTTCCCTGTGGTAAATCTTGTGTTCCTGTTGTGTTTAATACTTCTGATATTACTACTGGGCTTTTTGTTCCTGTTATATATTCAGGTCTTTGTAGTCTTTTATCTGAAGATTGTACTCCGAACATTACTTTAATCCATTCTATATATCTACTTCCGCCTCTTGCTGCTTTTTCTAACCATTCTTGAAGTCTAAATGCTCTTCTTAAATCGTTTATGGTTGTAGGCTCGTTTACTAATGTCCCATTTGGATCATAAGTTACGTTTGCTGTTGGTCCATAATCTGCTATTACTTCGCCATTTCCTAAATCTGCTCCAATTACTCCACCGGCTGACCATGGAGCACCTGAAGTATCGCGCCATAATGCTACTGCTCCTGCAGCAGGATCGTGAGTAATATTTCCTAATGGTATGTCTACTGCATCGCCTTTTTGTGCAAAAGGTAAACATGCAGTAAAATAGTCATGTTCCCATGCTCTACGTCTTAATTCAAATAAATCTGAATTTGAATTTGTACCGTCTGTTAGTTTATAATTTACTGGAGATATTAAATTTTGGTCTCTGTAATATTCGTTATATATACATTGATATGCAGCGAATGGAATAGCGTTAACATATTGGTTTGTAGTATATGTTGCTGTATCTAAATTAAATGGAATTCCTAAATAATCTGCTAATGATCCAATTCCGTGATTTTGGTTGCCCGCTTGCATAATTACTTGTGGATGAACAGGTAATTCTCCAGTTGAGTCTAATTTTGTGTTTGTTATATATGATTCCCAATTTGGCCATACTATTCTATTTGGTACAAAGAAATAATGCATTGTTACATCGTATCTATGCATAACTGGGCTGATTAATGGTGCAAATCTTAATAATGATTCGCACGATATATTATGTCTGTCTCCAGGAATACATTCCAATGCTAATATTGGAACTAAATTTCCCATGTCAAGCGTAAGCTTGACGTCATGTGATAAATCAAACTGATTAGTTTGTAGTTTGGTCATCTTGACCGAGTTGAATAGATTTTTCATTTAATGTTTTTATTTTGTTTTCTAATTGGTTGTTGAAATCCATAATTTTTGTCATGATTTCGTTTTTTGGTACTCCTACATGCTCAGCAAATAACATAAGCATGGTTGATACTAATTGATTGAATTGGTTGTCGGTCATAACCTAATACCTCCTCTTGCAACAGTGTAATACTTTTTTGATTTTGTTCTACTTTTGTACTTTTTCATTGTTTTTGTTTTTAATTGTTAATAATTACTTTTTTATATTTATAAAACCTTTTAAAAAATTTGATACTCCTTTTGTTTCATAGTATTGATTGTCTTTTTCTAAAATTTTTCTTTTTTCTAATAAATTGTTTATTTCTGCAAATACTTTTTCTCTTTTTGCAGATTCTGTAGCTGATTGATATTCTTTTAATAATGATGACATTTTTGTATTATAAACTTCTGCGTGTAATTTGTCCATCTTACCAGGTAATAATGATTTTGATTCTGTTATGTCTTGTTGATTTTTTCTTTGATTCCAAAGTTGTGTAGTTAATTGTGATTGCAATAACTGACTTTGAAATTTGTTATACATATTTTTTGTTTGTAAGTCTGCGTCTTTTATTTTTCCTTCTTTTACTAAATTGTCTAAATGTGTTTGTGGCATCCATTTAAGTGCTGGAGATTGTGCTTTTTTTATATCGTAATCTAGTGTTTTTTGTGTATAACCTATACTTTTTAAATATGAGTCCCACATTGTACTACTAATTCGTTGATCCATTAATAATTTGTTTTTTTCCATTACTTCGTTGGCAGTTTTCATGTTGTCTATTTCTGCCTGTTGTTTCTGAACATTATAATACGTGTTTATTGAGTCGCCTATAGCTCCCTGATCTATCTTCATTGGTGTAGCTTGAAAGCTTCCGCTTTCTGATTGTTTAATTGGTGAACTTGGTGACGATGTTCCTGATCCATATATTAAATTTGGATTGAGTCCGGCTTCTTTAAAGCGTCTCATTTGTGCTTCTGGAGAGTTATACTCATTTTGCATGTTCCAATCTGATAATGCATCGTTTCTGTTTCTTTCGTATACTCTTTGATTATAGTTTTGTTGTCTTTTTTCTGCGTCTCGGGTAAATATTGAATTTATTGCACCGAGTCCTATTTGACCTGCTGCCGCTAGGCCTGCTTCTAATAACATAGTTATAGTTTTTAATTGTTTTACAATTATAGTATTTGTTTTTTATAAATACTATTTTTTTTTTTTTTTTTTTTTTTATTTTTGGTTTTTTTTTTTTTTTTTTTTTTTTTTTTTTTTTT